TTAGTCGATCAATTAATCCTTTGTTTCGCAAATATTTAAAAGCTAAATTTTCTATAGAATACTCGCCTACTGCATCTAGTCCTGCCTGGCGCAAATTGCGAAGTTTAACTAGAATGCGTTTTATTTTTGTTTCTGCTTTTGGATCAGCGTCGTCAATGTTTTCAATTTCATATTCATATGGCTGAGCTTTCTGCCGAATCAAATCATCATCAATTGAAATTGTATCTGCATCAGGTTTACGTATCCATTTATTTTTCATTACGGAAAATATACCAACCGATCCATGCAAACTTTCATTTGAATCTTGTGCATACAATTCAATGTTCATTCCTTTATATGTTAATGGATATTTTGAATTCCATATGCTTTTTTTGGCTTGTAGATATTGTTGAACTAAATACAAATTATCGCCAACATTCAAATAATTTACAACAACGTGTAAATCTACATCGCTATGTTCTGTCCAATTATAGTTTGCATTGCTACCAATCAATATAACATCCAAAATAGGAGCATCAATTTCTAGAGAATCATGAAATGCAGTTGCAATTTTCATAAAGCCAGCACGGAGCTTCTTAGACAAACATTGATCCGTTGTCCACAATTTTGGATTGAGTTGATGTTGTGTTTCGTATTCGTTCAGCATTTTATATAAATATCATTATTTCCAAAAGAGCTGTACTAAAATAAGAGATACTGCTAACATCAATGAAACTGCAGTTTTTAAATTGATAGCTTCGCCTTTAAACATGTATGTCATTATGGTAAAAATAAAGATACCTGCAACAAATGATGTAAATCGTCCAGGCCAAAATTGGCCTCCGAAACCTGATACTGCATAACGAGTTGCTTCCATGAACGCCCATGTTATAGGAACTCCCAAAAACATCAAAGAAATCTTATATGTTCTTGCCCATTGCCAAAGCAACGGTCCATTTACTTGAACCCATACAACGATTTGACCCAATAAGAATATTGTTATTGATAGTGCAATGTGTCGATAATTCATTGCAAAGATTTTAGCATTGCAATCATACGAGGACAAGGATAAATATCCGATTTATCTTTGCGATAAGAATTATGAGTATAAACGCCCGGTTCTCCTTGCAAAGCTCGCGTTGATACTGTCCATAAGTCATCATGTCGGTATGTTAAATCAATGCCATATGTTTCATTCCAATACACCAATAATTGACGCGTTGATTCAATTTGTGCATCTGTATATCGATGATAAAATTTATGTCCTTTATACGGAATTTCTAATTCAGTAACTTGATCTGCAGGAACTTCGCGATCTACATAGTTATAAAATTTGCCATTAACTCGATCCAATGGCCCCCAGTTACAAATCTCAATACCAATTGCATGTTTATCTAATGATCGGTATGGTAAACCTTTTGATTTGAATACATCTGGTTTAATTCCTAGATGATAACCCCAATGCTTAGATGAAAATGCTTGACAAATTTCACCATCATATGTATCTTTTGATTGACCTTTACCTGAAATTGTAACGCAAGTTGCAATGCGACCTCTATCATCCGTATCCCACATTCTAATAGTGCCAATGCCAGAAGAGTTACCTGCAGTATGATGAAGTACAATTTGTTTCTTTTCGGTTGCTTCTTTTATGTATTGCGATTCTCGCAATGGAACTTGTTTGATTTTTGATGTATCTAGTTTCATAACTTAATCTTTTTTTCTCGTACCTTTATGTAAATCAATTTTATCTAATATGTCTGTTAATAATTTTCCTTCAATAAATCCTGCTATTGAAGCATTTTTCAAAGCACTAATGATTTGGAAGAATATAAATGGCAACAATATTGTTTCACTCAGCCAACTTGTTCCTGGAAATCCTTTTTCAATAATTAACAACGTTGTTAAAAACATGATCCAAACTATACCAGTTCTTAAAATTTTAAGAGCTTTACATGTTTTAAAGCCTTCTCGGCGCGTTCCCGCAATAATTCCGAATATACCATCTAATGCTACAGTAACAACGATTGCTAAATATTGTTCGGCGTTATCCATTGTTAGGTTTAATAAATACGTGCAAAGAAATGATACTGTTGTTGCTACTGACATCAATAATCCTGTTTTCATTCTACTCATACCTTTTTCATACAGTTGGTTCATCATCTTGTTTCTTTTGTTGGTTTGAAAACTTGTCTACTACAGTTCCAAACATGGCAGCAATAACAATATATTCTATAGCATCAACTAAATATTCTGCAGGTGCAATAGATTTTGAATAAAGTGCATTGACAAACATTATAACTAGCAAAGACACAAATCCAACTGCGCTGATAACACGCTTTGACGATACATCGCCTGATCGAGCATCTGATAACATGCGTTGAAAAAAGTTTTTGCTTTTACTCAATGTAATCCTTACGTTTAATAACAATTGTTTCATGTATAAATATGTTATTGTTTCGTTTTAATTAGATTTTTTTCATAAGTATTAATATGCATTATGGTAATTTTAAGATTTCCTAATTCAAATTGCTCACCAGGTTGTGTAAATTCTTTTAGAAGATCAGTTGCATTTAGAATTTCTGACAGCTGTTGAACGTAATTAAAATCTTGTTGTGTGAATTTATTGCCATCTATTTCAACTACAATATCATCATAATCATATCGGTCCGCAACCGTCAATGAATGGCATCGTTTACGTAAATCATACAATGTCTTAGGCTGTTCTGTTGTTACATACTTCATCCATTCTGCATCAGAATAGATTCTATCACACCATGGCTCTAATGCATGTAAAAGTTGTTGACTGCAATTTTCTATACGAATTGCAACGTTGTATTTAGGAAATATAATAGGATGTTGATATTCATCATTACGTATCCAACTACCCCATTTGCGAATATAATTTCGTCCTGCTTTTTCCGAAACTTGTTTGAAATAATCATCGTCTTTACCAACTTCTTCAGTCCATCGATGGCCTCTGCAAGTTAAATGATATACAAATGCATCGCGACTTTGAATTAGTTCATATCCAGATAAAATCCAACGTTGAAAAATATCCGAATCTTCATATGGAAATGGGGCAAATAATGGATCGTGGCCGCCCATTGCTTGAAAATCCGTTTTATACAAAATCCATGGCGCAAACATTCCTTTAGTTGTTTGATTTTTAAATTCGGCTTGAAGCTCCTGGCAATACAATTCAAAACCTAATACATTTAATGTATCAAAATCTTGTCCAAAATCCATAATGATTTTTTCTTTTCCAGCTGGATGTAATGGTGGTTCAATACGGGTTGCACAAACAACTTTTCCAGGTTCTAAGTGCTTTATCATGTTTTCAATATAATTCGGTCCTAAAATCATATCAGCATGTAATATACCTACTATTTCGTTAGTAGCCATATCAATACCTTTATCATAAAGTATTGTATGTCCTACACGATCTTCGCTTCTAAATGAAACACATTCTTGTTGTTGAATCCATTCCCACGAACCGTCAGTCGACCCATCATCTAATAAAATAATTTCTGCTGCAGGAGCATGCTTCTTAATACTTGCGTATACATTCTTAAGATGTCGCAAATTGTTGTAACTAGGAATTACTAATGTTATCATAATTTTTGAATTGTTAATGCCCATATAACATTGGGCGTGTGAATATTATATACTGAATAATACTTTGGATCATTGATTTCAGAACTCATTTCATCCCAGTTTTGAAAATCAGCTGAATAATAAAATCGTTCGTTGCTTATTTGAAAACCATGTTTATTTAAAATTTGTTTGATTAATTCTTGTCGCCGATAATCATAGTACCGAAGAAATGGCTCTCCTGATTCTTCATAATTCATATACGGTCCAGCTGGTAATGTTATGATAAGTTTTGAATCTGCATCTTTAAGTAGTTTACATGATTTTAATATTCCTCGAATATCATGATTCCAATAGCATACATCATCTTCTACTAATCCATCGGCCATTCTATTACCAGCAAACCAGAATCCAAAGTGCTCAAATACTGAAATTGAAATAATATAATCAAATTGACGAGTTTCATCAAATTTAATGAAATCGCATTGAATATGTTCCCAGTCCGTATTTTGTCTTAACCAATATTCTGGCAAAGATGGCATAATGTCTGTAGTAGATACAGTTGTAAATCCTTTTTCATGTATAGTTTCTGAAATACCTTCATATCCACCTTGACATTCTCCAATAATTAATACTGATTTTGAATTATCAGTTAGCTGATCTGCAAAGTATGGAACTTCTACGATCTTTGTTCCTTTCAATTGATTCATATTGTATAATTTTCTCCGTAATTTCTTAATTTGAAATATAAATCTTTATATGTAGAATTAAGAAAATAATTGTACATTCCATGTTCGGCTCGTTGACAAAATTCAGATACGCCGATATTGATTTTATTTTCTTTAAAGGTCAATGAATTCATGTGAGTAATTGTATTATTATCTGATACTATAGTTTTTAATCTTAAAGAATCTGCAACGCATCCGGCATAAAAATCTAAGCCCCAACCATGTATTAACTCTGCAGGAAATTGTTGAATTTGTTCTAAAATATCTCTTCGAAGTAACGGAGCTTGGAAATCTATCCAACTAACTTCTCGCAAACCTTTTCCCCAATTCCACATTTGTTTCCAATGACATTGTTCAATTGATGCATTGATAACAGTTGCAGAATATACTGCAGCATCTGAATCTTGTGCTTCTCGTAATGATGTAGTTAAAAATGCAGGACCATGAAATACTAAATCGTTGTTTAAAAAATATAAGTATTCATGTTTTGTTTGTAAAAAATAATCAAGTACTACATTAAATCCGCCGCCAAAATATACATTTTCTTCTAGACGATGCGTAGTTGCGCGTGCTAAAGATTCTGTTGATCCGTTATCCACAACCATTAATTCACATTGTTCAAATAATGAATCTCGTTTCAATTGATTTATTAAATTATCCGTCCATTCCGGAAGATTATGATTAAGTGTTGCTATTAACATATGGTGGATAAAGTTGTTCGAATATAAAATCCGTTTTAAATAAATTAAGATATTTTTTATAGTTTTCCAAATTATTTGAGTTAATCCATCGTTCAATATATGGATGTAAATCATTAAATGAACAGCTAA